GTACAACAGGTACACTTGATGGTACACAAACACATAAACTTGTACTTGAAGGTTTGTTTGGTGCAGTACTGAAAGTTACAACAACTAAAGAGTTGATTGATGATAAACAACTTGCTGAATTTAAAATCAAATGTCTGATTCTAAAGTACCCAGAACTTATCTGTAAAGAAAGCAAGTCGTGGGACTATCAGGCTGAGATGGACTATATAGTTAAGAACAGCGCAAGAAATGCGTTTATCAAAAATTTGACGCTATCATTAGAAGGCAACTCACTCGTATTATTCCAATACGTTGAGAAACATGGCAAAGAACTAATGAGGCTTATTGATGCTGAAAAGAAAAATAGAAAGGTATTCTTTGTTTATGGTGACACTGATGTGGAAGTACGTGAAGATGTTAGGGCTATTACTGAGAAAGAATCTGATGCAATTATTATTGCTAGTTATGGTACTTTTTCAACTGGTATTAACATTAGAAATTTACATAATGTCATCTTTGCTTCTCCATCAAAATCAAGGGTGCGAAATCTCCAGTCAATCGGGCGTGTCTTGCGTAAGGGAGAAAACAAAGAATCCGCAATATTATTCGACATAGCTGATGACTTCAGGGTTGGTAAACATACCAACTTTACCTTGAAACATTTCGTAGAACGTGTTAAAATCTACGAAGAGGAAAAGTTTAAATATAAATTTTACAACATAGAGTTAAAGAATGCATAACAAATTAGACAACGTTAAAATATTAAGATTGAACGATGGTGAAGATATTATCACTGATTACACAGTCGAAGAAGGTAATGTTATCGTAATGCATAACCCTATGACACTTTTCTTTAAACGAATGAGTGTTGGTAAATCTATGGTGATTATGCAACCATGGCTGCCAATCGAACTCGTTGATGTTAATATGGCCAAGATTTTCTCTAATCAAGTTCTCACTATCATTGAACCAAGAAACGCATTGATTGAATACTATCGTAATGCAGTGGAAGAGTCCAATGATATCATTACACAATATGATGAACAGATTAGTGAATCTCTATTAAACGATGCTTTCGCATCGTCAGACGATCCACTTGATGAAGAAGACATTGAAGATGAATCTTCTGAAGAGTACACCGAAGACGATGCATTCATTGACCAGATGCAACAACCAAAAGCAACTAGAAACAAAACAATACATTGAAGAGCCTAACAGCCACAGTATACAACAGGCCAATAATCCTGTCAACCATTTAATTAGGTAATAATATGAGTAAAGTGAAACATTATGTGAACAACGCCGACTTCTTACAGGCGTTGATTGAATATAGAGCGAAGTGTGATTCGGCGAAAGCCGAGGGTAAAGAAGAACCGATAATTCCAAATTACATCGGCGAATGCTTCCTGAAGATTGCTAATCATCTAGCGAGAAAGCCAAACTTTGGATCATACTCATTCCGTGAGGAAATGATTTGTGATGGTATCGAAAACTGTATCATGTATTTCAGAAACTTTGATCCATCAAAGTCTAGTAATCCATTCGCATACTTCACTCAGATTATCTACTTTGCATTCCTACGCCGTATCCAAAAAGAGAAGAAACAACTATACGTGAAGTACAAGGCTACACAACAATTTGGTATTCTTGATGAAATGGAAATGTTTGAAGACACAGATGGCAACATGAAACAGTTTGTCCTTTATGACAACATCTCGGAATTTATCCAAACATTCGAGGATAAGAAAGCGGAAAAGAAGAAGACTACCAAGAAATCCAAAGAAAAAGGTCTTGACAAATTCATGGTAGATGATATAATCGAGGAACCAATAATTCCTGAGGATGGAGAGTTAGAATGAAAATCGGATTTACTTGTTCAACGTTTGACCTGTTTCATGCAGGTCATATCATGATGTTGAAAGATGCTAAAGAGAAGTGTGAGTATTTGATTGTAGGTCTACAGACTGACCCAACGATTGATCGTGCAGAGAAGAACAAACCAGTTCAATCTGTGTTTGAGCGATACATTCAACTTGATTCATGTAAATATGTTGATGAAGTTGTGGTTTATGCCACAGAGAAAGAATTGCTGGACATTCTTCAGTCTTATCATATTGATGTTCGTATCATCGGCGAAGAGTATGCAGATAAAGAATTCACAGGAAAGCAACTTCCTATTGAAGTTTACTACAACAAACGCAGACATAGTTTCTCTACCACGGAGTTGCGTAAGCGTGTGCAAGAAGCGGAATCACTGAAAGCCGCTAAAGCCGAAAAGTGGTAATATGAAAATTGCTTTGATAAATGATACACATGCTGGCGCACGTGGCGATAGTTTACTGTTCAACGAATTCTTTTTCAAGTTTTGGGAAGGCACATTCTTTCCATACTTGAAAGCGAATGGTATAACACATATCGTTCATTTGGGTGATGTTGTTGACCGCCGCAAGTTTATCAACTATGTGATTCTTAATCAGTGGCGCAAGCGTTTCTTTGATGTGCTTGAACGTGAAGGCATCACGATGGATGTTATCGTTGGTAACCATGATGTTACATTTAAGAACACCAACGAAATCAATGCGATGGATGAATTGTTTGACCACTATGAAAACATTCAAGTACTGATAGAACCAAGACTACACACATATGATGGACTTGATGTGTTGATGGTTCCTTGGATTAACTCCGGCAACTATGACCAAACGATGGAAGAACTGAGTACCACACCAGCACAAGTTGCATTCGGTCACTTTGAAATTGCAGGCTTCGAAATGGATAGAGGTAATGTATCACACTCTGGTCTAGATAGAAAAGTGTTTGATAGATTCGACATGGTATTGTCTGGTCACTTCCATCATAAGTCTACAGATGGTACAATCTACTATCTTGGTAATCAATATGAAATTACATGGGCAGATCATGGAGATACACGTGGTTTCCATGTTTTTGATACTGCAACAAGAGACTTGACATTCGTTGCGAATCCTAATAAAATCTTCTACAAAGTTTCTTATGATGATGCGACACAAGACTTTCCTTTTTGGAAAGAATACAACTACTCACAACACAAAGATACATATGTTAAGATTGTTGTAGTCAATAAACAAAATGCATACATGTTTGATTATGTTGTTGATGCGATGTATAAAGCACAAGTTGCTGATATTGCCATCGTTGAGGACTACAGCGATTCGCTAATCGAGGATGATGAAGAGTTGGTAAATCAAGCTGAAGATACCATGACAATCCTATCTAAGTACATTGATGGGTTGACAGTTAACGTTGATTCTGTTAAACTGAAGAATCTCATGCGTGAATTGTATGTTGAATCCTTGAACACTGAAATTGAATGATTATTTTTAAGACAATCCGATACAAGAACTTTCTAAGTACCGGTAACTACTTCACTGAGATTAAACTTGACAATAGTGCCAACACATTAGTGATCGGCACTAATGGTGCTGGTAAGAGTACAATGCTTGATGCATTGTGCTTTGGATTGTTCGGAAAACCATTTCGTAACATTAACAAGCCACAACTTCTGAATAGTATCAATCAGAAAGATTGTGTCGTTGAGGTTGAACTTATTATAGGTTCAAAGTCGTACAAGATTGTACGTGGTATAAAGCCAAATATCTTTGAAATTTATTTGGATGGTGAATTGCTGAATCAAGATGCGGCTGTAAAAGACTATCAAGAACACTTAGAGAAATTCATTCTCAAATTAAATTACAAGTCTTTCACACAGATTGTTATTCTTGGTTCAGCGTCATTTGTTCCATTCATGCAATTATCTGCCAGCGACCGCAGAGCAATCATTGAAGACTTGCTGGACATTCAAATCTTTTCTACCATGAACTCGGTACTAAAAGATAAAGTGTCTGTCAACAAAGAAGCAATCAGTAACAATAAGCATGACACCAATTTGTTTACTACCAAGTATGACATGCAAAATAATCACATTAATGTTCTCAAACAAAATAATGAAGAAATGATTGTTGCTAAGGAAGCAGAGATTGCCGCAGCCATGTTACAAATTGATGATGTAAATAAAATTATATCCGAGTTGAACAATGATGTTGCCACTCTGCAAGAATGCATCACGGACAGGGAAAGTGTTAGTGTTAAGTTGAAAAAGATGAATCAGTTTGAAACTCAAATTGAATCTAATATGGCTAAGCACAAGAAAGATATTAAATTCTTTGAGAATAATGATGACTGTCCTACTTGTCGCCAAGCAATTAACCAAGAATTCAAAGATACACAAATCAAAGAACTTGGTGGTAAGGTTGAGAAATTCACCGAAGGTTTGTATAAACTCGAAGCTGATATCCTTGAACAACAAGATAGACTGAATACCATTCAATCAATAACCACTGATATTCAAAACAAACAAGTCAATATTGCATCAAACAATATGACCGTGATTCAATCCACAAAATACATTGGCAAACTACAAAAAGAAATCGCCGCGCTGAGTGGAACAAAAGAAGACCTAAAGACAGAGACAGAGAAGTTGGAACTACTGAAGACTTCACTTGCGAATCTGGAGGAGACAAAAAAAGAATTGTTTGAAGAGAAGTCTTACCTTGAAGCAGCCTCGTTGTTACTGAAAGATTCTGGTATCAAGACCAAAATCATTAAACAGTATTTACCAGTTATCAACAAACTTGTGAATAAGTACCTTGCTACACTTGACTTCTTTGTAAACTTTAACTTGGATGAATCATTCAAGGAAACAATCAAGTCCCGTCACCGTGATGAATTTAGTTATGCATCATTTAGTGAAGGTGAAAAACAACGTATTGATATGGCATTGATGTTAACTTGGCGTGCTGTTGCTAAGTTGAAGAACTCTACCAATACCAATCTGTTGATTCTTGATGAGGTGTTCGATTCAAGTCTTGATGCTAATGGCACAGAGTACTTAATGAATATCCTACATATGTTAGAAGATGTGAATTTGTTTGTTATCTCTCACAAAGGAGATATCCTACAAGACAAATTTAGAAACCTGATCCGTTTTGAGAAGGTAAATAATTTTAGTAGAATAGCGAGGTAATTATGGATGGTGACTACCAAATTTTAAAAAAGTTGCATAGATTCACTGAAGGTACACGAAATGCTGATGTGTACCTAGTACAAGGTAAAAATAGATTTTTAGTCTTGTATTATGATGCCGCTGACGATTATAATGATGCAGACTATTACAATGAAGAAACTGTAGCGGAAGAATCCGCAGAAAACTGGGTACTACAAAATGAATGATGATATTTTAGTAATTGATACGAATGCGACAAGCGTAAAACCTACCAAGGTAACATATGATCCGATGCCTGTTTATACAGATGGACATCCATTCTTGAAACTTCCGACAAGAGAAGTTGAAGAATCTGAGATTAAAACTGTAGACTTCCAGCAAGCAATTGGACAATTGAAGGCTACGATGAGGACATATGATGCAGTTGGCATGTCTGCTAATCAGTGTGGTTTGAATTTGCGTTTCTTTGTTCTTGGTACAGATACATTTCAGATGGCTTGCATTAATCCAAAGATTCTTTCCACTAAAGGTCCAAAATTTCCAAAGCGTGAAGGTTGTGTATCATTTCCTGCATTGTTCTTGTCTGTTCCACGATACGAAAGTGTTGAAGTGGAATACTTGAATGAGAATGGCGAGAAGACCGTTACCTGGCTTGACGGTGTAACGGCTCAATGTTACCAGCACGAACTTGACCACATGAACGGAATATGTTATACTGACTTAGTTGGTTCTTTGTCTGTTAAGATGGCAAAGCAACGCCAAGTTAAATTGATTAAGAAAATCAAACGGAGCATGAAATAATGACAGATAAGAAAATTGAAGAGTCCACACAGTATGAAAGTTGTTTGGACTTTGTTAGTGACGAAGTTAATGATGTTACCAAGTTCTTGGAAGATGGTGCTCTTCCAGAAGATAAGCCTCTAGAAGAGACTGACGATTCACAACTAACACGTGACCAATTCTTTAGAAAATATTGGAAAGGCATGCCCACTTTTGACCAGAATGATAATCCACCATACAAACAGATTTATTTGAACTTCCGAAACGAAGAAGATTATAAAGAGTTTGCTAAATTGGTGAATCAGAATTTGTCGGATAAAACGAAGAGTATCTGGTATCCTAAATTAGAGATTGAAGACAATTCTTTACATCGTTGGATCGTAGAATGATTATTAATCCAAAATATCCAGTTTACATTATCTCTAAGGGACGCCATGAAACCATGGGTACCTCGAGGTCACTTGCACGTATGAAAGTTCCTCATTACATTGCAATTGAACCACAAGACTTAGACAATTATGAAAAAGCATTGGACATTTTTAAGATTCGTCCATACGTAACATTGTTGGTTGCACCATTCAGTAATCATGGAGATGGTCCTGGTCGTGCCCGAAATTGGTGTTGGGATCATTCGATTGAGATTGGTGCTGAGAAGCATTGGGTGCTAGATGATAACATTGATGACTTCTATCGTTTAAACAACAACAAACGATACCGAGTTGAATCTGGTGCTATCTTTCGTGCGGCAGAAGATTTCGTTGACCGATTCGAGAATGTGCCAATCTCTGGCTTTCAATACAGATTTTTCGTTGCACCAAACTCTAAGTATCCACCGTTTGTGACCAACACTAGAATTTATTCTTGTCTGTTGATTTCGAATGATTGTAAACACCGCTGGCGTGGTCGTTACAATGAAGATACAGATATCTGTCTCCGTGTCTTGAAAGATGGAGATTGTACAATTCAGTTCAATGCATTCTTGCAAGGTAAAGCCGCTACACAAACAGTTAAAGGTGGTAACACCGAAGAGTTCTATCACAAAGAGTTTGCAGACTCCGATGAAAACTTTAAGAAGACTGGTTACAATAGCAGTGGTACAATTAACAAATCTAAGATGCTAGCCGATATGCATCCTGATGTTGCTAGAGTTGTTTGGCGTTATGGACGTTGGCACCATTTCGTTGACTACAATCCATTCAAGGTCAACAAACTTCGGTATAAACCTGATGTTGTTGTTCCAGAAGGTAATAATGAGTACGGAATGAAACTCATCCACAATTGGAAAGAAGAAACTTAATACTTTTTCTGTACTTGACATTCTTTCTGGACCTGTTATACTTGTATTTGTAGTTAGAAGGAATGTTATGAAATTTACTCAAGAATCCAAGTCTCAGTTAGCCAAACTCATGGCTACTGAGAACATCATTGTAGAACACCAAAAAATTTCAACTGCGGCTTTCAATCTGAAAGACCGTGTGTTGTATTGCCCAATCTGGACAGATATGTCTGGTGACTTGTATGACTTGTTGTTAGGTCACGAAGTTGGTCATGCACTAGAAACTCCTGAAGAAGGCTGGCACAATGCTGTCGTTGGCTCAGGTAAGTTTAACAAAAATTTCAAACACTTCCTTAACGTAGTTGAGGACTCACGTATTGAAAAGAAAATCAAACGCCGCTATCCTGGCTTGCGTAATTCGTTCGTAAAAGCATACGGTCAATTGGTAGAACGTGACTTCTTCGGCTTGAAGAACCGTGACGTTAACTCCATGCCTTTCATTGACCGCTTGAACATGTTCACCAAAGCAGGTGTACAACTCGGTATTAAATTCACCGATGATGAACAAAAATTGGTTGACCAAGTTGAAGGTTGTGAATCATGGGATGATGTTGTCCGTGTCACTGAGGCAGTTTATGCTTATTCTAAGACTGAGCAAAATGAATTGAATCAAGAAAAAATGCGTCCTCGTAACTTGGGTATGATGGATGACTTGGACGAGGAAGAACTTGATTTTGATATGGATGACTTGGACGAGGAAGAATCGACCTCACCATCAGGTCAAAAAACTGAT